CACCGTTCTGGAGGGTATGGAGCTTGGCAGCTATGATCCTTCTAGCATTAACTTGGGTGCTTGGTGCGATGAGTATTTGGGTGGGCCTGAGCTTATCAACACGCTAGTCTTTCGTCTGGCTACCCGTAACGCCAAGATGCTGCTTACGTTCACGCCGATTGATGGTTACACCCAGACTGTTAGAGAGTATTTGGATGGGGCGAAGACCATTGAGACTAAGAAGGCGGAAGCACTAAACAACATCGAGGTTCCCTATGTCCAGAAAAGTAAGAACAAGGATGCCTTCATAGTTTATTTACATACTAAGGATAACCCGTTCTCTGGCTATGAGCGTGTGTTGAAAGAGGCCAAGGCTAAGGATGCGGAGTGGATTAAGACCCGCTTGTATGGCATCCCTACCAAGAGCATTACCACTTTGTTTCCACGCTTTGACATCAAGCTCAACGTGGTCAAGCATGACCAAATACCTAAGAGCAATGTCACTCGCTACATGGTCATTGACCCTGCTGGGCGCAAGAACTGGTTCATGGCGTGGATAGCCGTGGAAGAGAACGGAACGTGGTGGGTTTACCGTGAATGGCCCGACGTAAATGTGGGCGACTGGGGAACTTGGCGTGGAAACAAATGGGCTTCTGGGGATGGGTGTAAGTCTCTAGGTTACGGAATCAAGGACTACGTTGATCTCATCAATATGCTTGAGGACGGTGAAACCATCCATGAGCGTCTAATTGACCCGCGACTTGGACAGGCTAAATATAGCCATGACCGTGGACAGAGTTCGATTATGCAGGACTTGGCGGATAACGGCATCACCTGCTACCCTGCGGCGGGTCTGCATGAGGAAGAGGGCTTGCAGTCGTTGCAGACCAAGATGGCGTATAACAACAACGCAGAGGTTGATGGGGTCAATCGCCCGCACTTCTATGTCTCTGAACGCTGCGAGAACATCATCTGGGCGTTGCAAGAATACACAGGTGCGCTTGGGCCTGATGAACAGGCGAAAGACCCTATTGACTGCATGAGGTATTGCGCTGTAGAGGATATATGTTTTATCGAGCCATCTGATCATACCAACACAAGAAAAGGTGGATATTAATGCAAAAGAAATGTTCCCATTGTTCGTTAGACTTATCTCTTGATGATTTCTCTCGTCATCCTACTGCTAAACTTGGCCGTAAGCACATTTGCAAAAAATGCGATAAGGTTTATGGTGCTGCTAGATATGCTAGGGTTTCCAAGCAAAATGGAGTAAAGAAAAAAGAAAGACCTTCTGTCGTAACGGAAGTTAGTAGCGTCAAACAGGGCCATGTCCGCGAAGATGGACTTGTGTTTTGGTCAAAAACCAAGATTGATAATGGTTATCGTGAATGGTGGGTAACAAAAGAGCATTTTGACAAAATGCTTACTAAGAGACGGGAACTAGGACGCACTAGGTATCACACCATTCCAGCCGTAAAAAACATCAACAAATCTGAAAGCGCACGGAAAGCAAAGAAAAAGTGGAAAGTTAGCAATCCAGAATACTTTGCAAATTTTCATGGAAAGAGACGAGCAAGCATCCGTGGAGACAGGACAATCTTGACTGCCCATGAGAAGGCTCAGGTTTTAGATATTTACAAGTTTAGAGATTGCCTCAACAAAAGACATCAGCGAGTGATGTTTGAGGTTGACCACATAAAAGCAGTTTCCCGTGGTGGTTGCCACACTCCATCCAATCTTCGTGTCACAACAAAGGAATTTAATCGTCAGAAATGGGCAAATTAACTATGAAAACTAAAATAACTGAATTAGCTATACGATGGAATGTGGACGTTTCCGCACTTCTTGAGCTTAAAAGCAAGCTAAACCCAGATCATTGCTCTGGTGCTGGCAAGAACACTTGGTTTACCGAAGAGGCAGTTGACCTGCTGGAGATAGCATTAGATGTCCCTGAGCTACTGCCCGACAAAACCTATGGTGTGGTTGCACGTAATGCTGCCAACCCAAACTATTGTTATGTTAAGCTGCATGATAAAGATTCGGTTGTCCCTGTCTGTATTCCCCGTAAATATTCTGGCAAGTTAGTTGGAAAGAAGATTAACGTCGAAATCATCACCGATATAAATGGAAGCTCCTACCGATACTGCAAGTGACGTAACCACAGACCCCAAGTGGATCAACGAACAGATTGACCGCTTGCTTGGATGGGAAGTGCTGCAACGAGAGTTTATGGGGGCTAGTGAGCCAATGGAGATACTACACCTTTGTGATAGTATAGGAGTCAATAAAGGGTTCGTCAATACCACCCTAGTGTCAATTCGCCAAAAACTACATGGAAAATTCTAATACTCAAGAAGCACTAACATATACGTCGAAGGAGCCTGACGTTAATGTTTTGCAAACTGCCTTTGCCAACACCCTCATAGAGCTAAGCAGTTACATTGACTTGTGCCGTGATAGCTATGATGATCGCCGCAACTATTGGGCAGGTAAGAGCCGCGACTTGCGTAAGCATGGTTCTGATGCGTTTCCTTGGGATGGTGCGTCTGACATGGAGGCTCATGTTATTGACGAGCGCATTACCCGCTTGGTGTCTTTGTTTATGTCTGCGCTTTCACGGGCTAACGTGCGAGCCAATCCAGTTGAGGCTAGTGACTTGCCGCGAGCCAAGCTGGTGTCTGGTTTTATGAAGTGGATGGTAACGTCTGGTTACATTCCACGGTTTAAGCGGGAGATGGAGCTTGGCGCAAACTACCTGCTTGAGCGTGGCTTGCTTATTACCTACGTTGGCTGGCATCGTGAAGATCGCCGCTACTTGCAGCTAATTAAACTAGCGGAGATTGACCCTGAGATTCAACAAGCTGTTTTGGATGGCAGTCAAGACCCGCTCTTGTTGCAAAAACTGGTGCAGATTTTCAACATTAGCGAAAAAACCGCAAAGAAGTGTTTGAATGAAATGCGTAAAACTGGACAGACGGAAATCCCTTCTGTTCGCCGTCAAGTAGATGCGCCTTTGGTCAAGACCCTTTCGCCTGATGGCGACTTCTTCTTTCCCCCGTATGTAACAGACCCGCAGCGTGCGCCCTATTGCTTCTGGCGAACCTATTTCACGGCTCAGGAGTTGCACAACAAGATTTCTACTGATGGTTGGGACGCAGACTGGGTTGAGTATGTCATCGACAAGTTCCGTGGCGTTAATGTTGATTCGATTGAGCGTGAGCAGGAAGGTCGTCGTTCCATCAGCTATTCCAGCACCGTTTACCAGTCGCAGGACTTGATCGAAGTGGTGTATGGCTACCAGCGTCTCGTTGGCGAGGATAACGCCGAAGGCATCTATTGCACCGTGTTCCATCGTGAGTTTACTGGTGACAACGACGTAAATGGTTACGCCAAGTTTGAGCTAATGAATGGCTACGAGGACTACCCCGTTGTGGTCACTCGTCTCAGCGAGGATAGCAAGCGTCTGTATGACGTTCAGACTGTTCCCAACACTCTTCGCGGCATCCAGATGCAGGTGAAGGTGGAGCGTGATAGCCGCATTGACCGCAACAGTATGGCTACGCTTCCTACGATTATGCACCCCGTAGGAAATGCCCCAAGTGATTGGGGGCCAGGTCGTTTCGTTCCTTATCGTCGTGCTGGCGAGATTATGTTTGGCCCAGTTCCCGCCTACAATAGTGGCTCGCTTGAGATGGAAACCTCCATGCAGCAGCAAGCTGATCGTCTCGTTGGTCTTGATGTGGAAAACCCACTTGCCCAGATTCGCCAACAGTTCTTGATCGACAAGTTTCTGTCCCATTCCGCCGAGGTGCTCAAGATGTGCTATCGTTGCTTCCAGCGTTTTGGCCCTGACTCGGTTTTCTTCCAAGTGACGGGTGTTGCGGATGCCCAGACATTCAACAAGGGCAATCCAGATGAGAATTACGATGTGATGGTTACGTTCGACGTTCTTAACAATGATCCAGAAACTCAAGAGGCTAAACTTCAGCAAATACTCTCGTTGCTTCAAATTGATCGCAATGGTCGTATTAACGTGGATGCAGTTCTCGATATTGCTGCATCTGCCATCGACCCCGTTCTAGCTGCGTCCATTCTCCAGCCCTCACAACAGGCTCAGGAGCAAATCGTGAAGCAGGTTACGGATGACCTCACGAAGATTGCCGCTGCTATTGAGATGCCAGCCCGTCCGAATGGCGCACAGGTTGCCCTCCAGATTATTCAGCAGTATGCCTCGCAGCCTGACGTAGCCCAGCGTTTGCAGCAGGACGAGTCGTTTAGGGGTCGCCTTGAGAAATACGCCTCGCAATATCAGTTCCAAATGCAGCAGTCTCAGAACGCGCAGATTGGCAAGATTGGAACCGCACCCTCCACCGTTGGCAATATGTCCACCCAAGCAGTATGACCCCAGCAGAAATGGCAGCGGCACGCACAAAGGAAAAGACAATTGCTGCAAACAAGCAGCAGGTTGTTGATGCCCTAAAAGCTAAGTTTGGCGACAAGCCTAAAGTTGTTGCCGCTCTTGCTGGCAGCATTGACGTAGAGACTGGCGGAACTTTTGACCCTCAGCAAAAGCAAAAGAATGGCCCAGCGAGAGGTTTGTTTCAGCTTGAAACTGGCAAATACGGCAATGGAACTGACAAACATTTTAGCCAATACGAAAACTGGCGCAAAGGAAAAGAGTTGGATGATAGCATTGAGTCTCAGGTGGCGTATGTTCACGACACCATCTATGGCAGTAACCAAAAGTATATTGGTGCTGGAAATGCAAAGAAAATTAGAGATATCTTAGAAAGCGACGATCCAATTAAGATTACCACAGGCTTCACTACAAACTTCCTGCGTCCCAATCCCG